AACTCCCTCCTAAGGAGTCGTTGCTGGTTCGATTCCGGCAGGGGACATTTTTAAGCCTTTAACCATGCGGTTTTAAAGCATTTTGTCCACATTCTGTCCACATTTGTTTTATCTTTTCGTCATTTCGTGATTTCTGCTCTTGTAATTGGTGGGCATAGACTTCCAGTGTGATGTTTAGATTTTCATGCCCTAAAACTTGCGATACAGAAATTAAATCGATATCGTGGGCTATCAGATAGCTAGCGTAAGTGTGCCTTAACGAGTGGACACGTACCTCGCGCCCAATGATTTTACGCAAAGTCTTATTAACTGCGTTGTTGGATAGTGAGGGCAGTAGTCTGCCGTCCTCGGTAGGTGGCAGTTGGTCAATAAAATTTATAAAATCATCGTCAAGTGGTATCTCTCGGATACTGCTTTTTGTTTTGGTCGGTAGAAAACCAGTATTATTTTTGTAGTCCCATGTTTTATTTACCGACAACATGCCAGTATCTCGGTTGATATCATCCACCGTTAAACCTAAACACTCAGCAAACCGGATACCAGTTTTTGCGATAATATAGAGTGCTGCATAAGACGCATACTCTGGATGCTTGCTTGTCTCGTAGATCAATCGCTCGTATTCCTCGACCTCTAGGAATTTTGTTTCAATATCCCTACCTTTATTCTTTGCATTGATTTTAGCGAACTTACAAAAGTTACGCTTGATATAGCCTTCATGTACTGCCATTTCAATACATGATTTTACATGCACATTAAAACGCTCGACAGTATCTTGAGCGTGAGTTTTAGCGTAGCTATTCAGCACACGCTGATATTGAGTAGCAGTGACAGATTTTAGTTTCTTGTCGCCAAAGAACAATTCTATCTTACGTTGAGTGTTGATGTATGCCTTGTAAGTTATTTTTGAAACGGTGGGTTTCTTATAAACTTCACACCACTGCTTGAAATAAGCGTAAAGAGTAATATCTTCATCTACATTCAAGCCGTCTTGTATTTTCAGCTCCATCTCAGCAGCAGCCTTGATAGCTTCAGATTTAGTACGGAATCCACCCTTTGACTTTGGTTTGCGTTTCCCAGTCGAATCGTAGTAGTTTATCCGATACTCCCAACCGTTTTCTCGTTTCCTGTATGATGCCATTGTTTAGTCCTCTTGTATAGATAATCCCTACACTCAAAGTTTGGCGATGGAGAGTGCAGGGATTTTTTTGTTTTATTTTTTATTTAGTAGTAAAGACTGCACCGCAGTTCTTGCAGTGCCACTCTTTTTTACCCTTCTTGCCAGCAAAACCAGCTAGAGCACCAACACCGCCAGTCATAATAGTTCCAGCAGCGGCTTTACCAATTGAGAAACTTTTTCTTTGCTGTACCATAAATTCAACGTCCGTACTTTTGCAATGAGGGCATTTTATAGCTCTTGCTTGTCGAAATTCCTCTTTCAAGTCCTCTTTCGCTTGTCGAAATTCCTCTTTCGCTTTTGCTTGTTCTATTTTTGATTGTTCTTTTTGCTCTTTGGTCATAGGATGTTTTATCTCCCAAAAAAGTCGTGCGAACAGTAAAGCAATACCCACAAACATTAATAACCAAAAAGGAGGAAAGATAAAACCTAAAATAAGCCCACCAAAAGTACAGCCAAAAGTTGTTTCGAATTTTAAGTAAGTAGGTACATTTCTAACATCATCCATTTTCATTTTCTCCTTTTTTTAAATAACCGTTTGCTGAATTTTCCTAAATTCATCTTGTATCATCGCTTCGCCCCAAGTCGTTGAAATATCATACTGTGCAGCGAAGCGAACCCAATTAAAATCGTAGATATCAGTAGATTTTAAATAATCAACCAGTAACTCGTGGATCATATTTCTATTTGCTTGAGCTTCATATTTTTCATGCAAACGCTCATAGTCTTTAGAGTTGTGTTCTAGGTGGCCCAATTCATGTAAAATGACCTTCAAACGTATTTCTGGGGGTAAATCCCCGTTGATGTAAACCACACGGTTAACAGGGTCTAGAAATCCATCTCGTGGCCACTGGCTAGAATCGAACTCACAAAGAGACACGTTGAACTGCTTAAGTAATTCTTTTTCGGGCATAAAGCCTCCATCAGTGTATTTACTATCAAGTATCTTTTTGCTAAAATTTATATAGAGAGGGGTGATTTAGTTGTCATTTTTCAAACAAATAAAACGCAACAAGCAATCTATCGAAGACCAACACTTAAAAATTGCAGAACGTAATTTAAAGAATATGGCAGATAATCACGCCTTAATCAAGGACGGTCAGGCGAGACTGGAATCTAAGCAAAAGTCTTTTGAAAGCAGGTATAGTCACTTTTTTTAATCCTCGTAATAAATAGCGATAGGACGAATTAAATAATCGCCACTTGATACCAAATCGAACGAGTCAAGCATTATAGCAATGATTGTTGTAGGTGCTTTTTTCAAAACTTCCATACTGTTAGCCATCATAGACAAGTCACTAGGCGTCTGTTCATCAAATGTAGATGAGCAGATACCTAGTATTTTTATTTGTCTTCCGCTGAGCTGCATAAGACCAAGTTGGGCAGTCGGGACCTTCATGTATTCCTTAGGCAAAACACTAATAGTATTTGATACTTTGGCCAAGTTAGAGGATGGAAATAACCTTTCGAAATAGGCTGACATTGACCGAATGGACTCTAAGTTATTCCAGCCGTTATGCGAAATCTCGTCTTTTAATTGCTCTTTTCTAGTGTTATTTTTTACTCTTTTGTATTCGGACTGAAGTTTTTTAAACTCGGCATATTCGGGAAGAATATCTTCAATTTCATCAAAAGTGGAGACATTTTTTAATTGTTCAAAGTCGAAGAAGTCAAACCTCCCTACAGTAAAGACAAAGTCGCCGTCTCGAAAGTCGGAAGATTTTAAAAGTTTGTCATTTTCCAATTCTTGAAGTAGCAAATCAAGAGAGTAATCATCTAATGCTGTCTCGATTAGATTTCTGTTTGATCGTGAGAAGACAATATTGTAATTTTCGTTCTCGATAGCTGAGTGATTAACGCCTGCCTTGATTAAAGTAGAAACCCCACCAGAAACAGAAGTTGCAGTTTGGTCAAAACCACCCTCTGCATTAGAGTCTGATTCACTGTTTTCATTAACCAATTTTGTGACCAACCCAGCGTTTTGCTGAGCGAGCAGAGAGTTAACTAAATTTGTGTCCAGATAGATTATCTCTTTCATCCTCAATCCCCCTTGCTGCTCATATACCCCGCAATGATGCCACGGATAGCCCGCTTATCATCCTCGGTCAACGGTTTGCCATCAAACATCATAGCGTTTGCTATGATGTTATCGATGTCGTGGGCATTGGTTGGTTGTGGGTCCTCGGTGGTTTCTGGACCGTCTCCGAAAAGAATGTAATCCGTAGAAGTCCCCAAGGATTGAGCTAATTTTACAATCTTTGTCCCCGTTGGAATACTAGCGCCGCTTTCCCACTTCGAAATAGTTGAGTCAGACTTATACCCTAACATTTTCGCTAATTCAAGTTGACTAATGCCCTTGCTAGCTCTCAAACTTTCAATTCTGCTTCCTCTTTGCTTATTCAAATCCATATCTTTCTCCTTGCTGTTTCTGTTAATATTATATAGTAGACTTTCCTAATTTTCAAGTTGTTTTATAAAAAAACAAAAAAAACTTGAAAAAAATTCAATAAAACTATTGACGTTGAATTTAATTCAAGTTATAATATGTTTGTAAGTTAGTTAGAAAGGAGGAACAAAATGACAGAAACAGTTCCAAAAATTACAATCAAAGAACTTCGAGCCCGTCACAATCTGACACAAGCCAAATTCGCTGAAAGCATTGGTACTACAGCTCAGACAGTTAGCGCTTGGGAAAAGAATGCGCTTTCTATTTCTCCCAAGAAAATGGTAACTATCTGTAATAAATACCACATTCAATCGTCTGATTTGTACGGTATCTGATATTTTTTTACAGCAAAACTTGAATTTTATTCAAGTTAAGAATTATGAAAGGAGCAAACATGAAGAAAATAAAAAAAGCCTTTGAAAAAATCAAAGACGTCATTGACGATTGGCTTTGTAGTTATACCGGGTTAATGATAAGTTGTACCTTTTTGGCAATTGTCGGCTCTATATTGGGTTCGATTGTTGGGGTAGGGGTTTTCCTTATTATCAAACTGCTTCTCCACAAGTTATTTGGTTTACCCTTTACAGTTGATTAAGCCTATCACAAGTTTTATCAAATAATTAAGAAACAAGGTAAAAGATGTCCCTAGAATAGAAACTATGAATGGAAGCCATAAAGAAGTTAATAGCGTCCGATCCATGAATGCTTTGTGTTCTGGCAGATAATAAAGACCTTTCTCCGTGAGACCTACGTCGCCAGAAACGTCTTTGACGCATAAGCCTTTGTCACAAAGTTCTTGGACAAAAATGCGATTGTTATCAAGTAATTCTTGATTGTCTTGATAATAAATTCGGCCCCGTTTGTTAGATTTCCGAATTTTAATAAATGTTTTGATTAAGCAATGCGCTTTGTTTGATAGAACTTCCACAATAAAACTCCAATTATTTTTTAAAACTATTATATCAAAAATAGAAAGGACAACAATGAACGAACTAATTAATGTAACACTGAACGAGAATCATGAGCCAGTGGTATCTGGTAGACAGCTCCACGAAACACTAGGAGTTAAGACTAGATATAACGACTGGTTTAATCGCATGACTGAGTTTGGTTTTACCGAAAATGAAGACTACTTAGCTGTTACTCAAAAAAGAGTAACAGCTCAAGGTAACGCAACCAACCAAACCGACCACATCATCAAACTAGACATGGCGAAAGAAATCGCAATGATTCAGCGAACAGACAAAGGCAAGGAAGTCCGAACTTACTTCATCCAAGTTGAGAAAGACTTCAATAGCCCAGAGAAAATCATGGCTAGAGCCTTGCTCATGGCTGATAAGAAAGTCCATAAGCTAGAAGCACAGATTGAAGCTGACCGTCCTAAGGTGTTATTTGCTGATGCAGTAAGTGCTAGCAAGTCATCTTGTCTTATTGGTGAACTAGCTAAAATCCTGAAACAGAACGGCATTGACATTGGTCAAAACAAGCTCTTTCAGTGGTTGCGAGCAAACGGCTACCTAATCAGTCGCCGCGGCGAGTCTTGGAACCAACCAACGCAGAAAAGTATGCAACTAGGTCTGTTTGAACTCAAGAAGACCAATATCAACCACGCTGACGGTCACACCACAGTCAACACTACGACTAAGGTCACTGGCAAGGGTCAGCAGTATTTCATCAACAAATTTCTTAACCAAGAGTATTTGCCAGGATAGGAAGGGGGGTTGTATCATGAACGACCCATTCAAGCCACTCGCTGACCAATACGA